AGAATTATTGTTAGAAGAACAACTAACAAAAGCAGAACACCCTAGCGCAACTGCTGAATTAATACCCCGTATGTGAACACCTATTAACAACACATCAAATATAAAACAAAACTTTTATATAAATATATTTTTAAATGAAAAATGTAAAGATGCTCTAAATATGGAAGATTTTATTAAACAAATACAACTAACTCTAGATAATCTTAAATTAACAAAAACTAATGGCTTAGTAGAAGGAATTAGTAATATTTTTATTGAAAATATGAATAAATTAAGTCTTTATGAACGCCCAATGCATTGTACTGATTTAAAAAGAGAAACACTTTATATTAAAGACAATGATAATTGGGAGCGTGATAAAGATAAATCAAAAATTAAAGCAGCTATTAAAAATATTAATAAAAATCATTACAATTTAATTCAAGAATGGATAAGTGAAAATCCGGATTTTCAAGAAATAGAAGAAAAACAAGATTATTTTATTCAATTATTGAGAACATGTGGTGCTAATTTAGATACTTTACATGATAAAGTAATCAAAAAACTTTGTATTTCTACAAATTTAAAAAATAAAATTAAAGATTTAGACGGAAATTTAATAGAATAATAATATATTTATATAATAATTATAATAATACTATGGGTGAATGTGAATCTTTTTTTAGTCGTATTTATGATATAATGGAGACCATTTTTAAAAATATTGACCAACAGGAGCTCGCCAAATGGTTTAAAGAGCAAAGTCCTTTTATTATATCACTAACTACATTTTTTTTTTTATTTATTGCAGTAGTATTAGGTATTTTATTATTTTTTTTTGCAGTCGTTTTTAGACAACCAGATGCATGGGATAATTGGATACAAAAAGTATTTAAAATAACTGCTACGCTATGTAAATTTTTTGCTCTATTTATTTTACTACTAAATGCAATTTTGTTTAGTAAATTTTTAAATAAAATAAAAATAAACTTAGACCCCGAATCCAATATCAATAAAAATTTGAAGAGTGTATCATCATTACCAATTTTATTAATTATAGGAGTTATTTTATTTATACCATCATTTATTAATTTATTACTTTTATATATTTTATATGGTTACATAAAAGCTGTTTCAATTTTAAGAAGTACAGGTTTAGATAATCAAACATGGTCTACTATATTATTGATAATAGAACATCTCCCTACCGCAACTGCATTTGGTTTTTTAATATTATCTATAATAATTCTTATAGCAAGACGTAAAAAAGAAACCATAAGTACCCCCATAATATTTACAATTGCTTTACTAGTATTTTTATTTTTTTCAATAATTATAGATAAAACAATTGAAGGATTAATAATTTCTCCTATTAGTACAATTCATAATCATAATATTGGCAACGAAAGTGGTTGTAATAATGTAGTTATAGATAAGTCAGATCATATTGTGTCTATAATTGTTACTGTATTAATGGTATTATTTTATCTTGTTTTTTTATACTCATATGGTGTTGGAGGCATTCATCCGACTGTCATACCAACAAGGATGAAAATTTATAATAAATTAACTGAAGCAGTACTTGGATTCATAGAAGAGAAAATTATTACTCCAGACGAAAAGTTAAATCATGCCAGGCTCACGGATGATCTCGGTGCTAGTATCCCTACCGTTGCATCATTTGTGTCGCGCTCATCGCGCTCGTCGCGCGCTCGTGTCGGGCCCGATGGCCTGCAACCCAAGTCCGATGGCCTGCAATCCAATCACGTGTGATCGATTTTGGCCTGGCGACGCGCATCGTGTCCGTCGACGGCAGACCCTTAAAACATCAAAACAAATAATTTGATAATCTAGATATTGAATCGATTTAATTTTATATATACAATTAACAATTGTATATATAATTTAATAATCAAAAATAAAAATTTTTTAGAAAGAAGAACCAAATGCACCACCCAACGCACCGTTAGCAGCCATTGGTTCCATTTGTTCCATAAACGCCGTCTGCATAGCTCCTTGCTGCATACCACCTGTATCAATACTATTTTCCATTGTATTAGGTAAACTATCTATTAATGATATATTATTTTGTGCTAAAACTTGATTTCCTGTAGGCTGAATCAATGAATTGTCTAATGTATCAGCTCTACTTACTTGATGTATTCCGGGTGTTACAATAGGCTGTGTAACTCTTACATTACCATGATTACTATTTCCTACATATGGCTGTGATGGTTTACCTTGTATTAAATCTATTACACGGTTATAAATAATGTTAATTTTTGCACCTAATTTAGTTTGCATTGTAAATAGAATAATCAAAAGAGGTAAAACTACAGTAATTTCATTTAATTTTTGATAGGCAACACCTGAATATGTGGGAAAATATCTAATAATTTTATCAATAAAGTAAATCGCGGTGAATAAAACACCTAATTGAATAACTATTTCTAATAATATTTCTAAAGTGTCTTTTTTTTCATCATCTTCTGGAATATATTCTTTAATTAATTTAAGTATTATTATAACTGGAACTATTGCTAAAACAATATACTGAACTAAATTAAGTAATGCTGCTTTATTGTCTGAATCAAAACTTAAAACATGATTGAAAAATCCGGAAGGAGATATTTTTCCTTCTCCTCCAGTTAAATTATCTAATTCTTCAATTGCCATTTATGATTTATATTAAGAAATTAAAAAAATATTTGACTAAATTATTTAAATAATTAAACTTAATAATATTATAAAATGTTGAAAAAATCTTTAGAATCTATAAAATATTTTAATAATTGTCGTCATGACGAAAATCAATATTTAAATTTAATAAAAGATATTTTAGATGAAAATCAAGAATTTATTGGTAGAAATGGAAAAACTTTAGCTATTTTTGGTTCAGCTATGCATTTTTCTTTAGCAAACCAAACGATCCCTTTATTAACTACTAAAAAATTGGCATGGAAAACATGTCTACGTGAATTGTTATGGTTTATTAAAGGTGATACTTCAAATAAAAATTTGCGTTCACAAAATGTTAATATTTGGAATCAAAATGGAACTCGTGATTTTCTAGATTCGCGTGGTTTATATAATAATGATGAAGATGATTTAGGACCAATTTATGGTTTTCAATGGAGGCATTTTAATGCTAAATATAATAATTGTGATAGTGATTATACAAATCAAGGCATAGATCAATTACAAGAAATTATTACACAATTAAAAGATAAATCAACTAGAAATTCTAGAAGATTAATTATGACTGCTTGGAATCCATGTCAAATTAATGAAATGGCACTTCCACCATGTCATATATTATGCCAGTTTAATGTTACAGATGAAACAAAATTATCTTGTAGTTTGTATCAACGAAGTGGAGATGTGGGTTTAGGTGTTCCTTTTAATATAGCATCGTACTCTTTTTTAACACATTTAATAGCTAAACATTGTGACTTAGAAGCATATGAATTTGTATACTATTTAGGGAATGCACATATATATGATGATCATATAGATGGCTTAAAAGATCAATTAACTCGTAATGTAAATGAATTTCCTAAACTTAATATAAAAAAATTAAATGAAAAAATAGAAGATTATTGTTTAGAAGATTTTGAAATTAGTAATTATAATTATAATGATTCAATTAAATTAAATATGCGGCAATAATAGCTTAAAAAAATATTATTAAGAATTATATTATGAGTGGATCAGCCGCTAATGCAGCCGCTAGAAGACGCCGTGCAGAAGCTACACCTGTTCCTGTTAGACAACAGAGACAAGAACCAGTACAATCTACTAGGTCACAATTAGAAACAGGTAATAAAATAACTCCATTACAAATATTACAAAATCACGAAGAACAAATAACTAATTTAACAGAAAATTTAGAAAGTGTAATAAATGAAATTATGGAAAAAAAATTAGCTTTTTATACCGAAAAGATTAAACAAATCATTGTTACTCAAGAAAAACTAGAAGAAAAGTATAACAATTTAAATAAACAATTAATAAATACTGATACTAATAATACAAAAAATGATGTTACTGATAATATAAATAATATTATTTCAGTTAAATTAGATGAATTTAAAAATATGTTAATTAAAAATCAAGCATCGGTATTAGAATTTTCCAATGAAATTTCTAAGATGAAAGATGATGTAACCATGAATACCAATAATATAAATAATTTATCTATTTCATGTAAAAATATGTCATGTAAAGAAGATGAAATACATTCAGAAGATAAAAATATAAATTCTACACAAATGTTATTTGAATCTTTATTAAAAAATAATCTTTTTCAGGAAAATTTTGATAATAGAAATATTTTAGATACAGATGATGAAAATGAGAAAGAAAACAGTGATGATTCACAAGAGATTAATTTAGGAGAAGAAATTATTTTAGGCGAAGAAGATCTTATTGAATCTGTTTATATAAAACATGAAATACAAGAAATTGCTAAAGAATTGGCCATTGAAAATAAAAAAATAGATATAGTAGAAGATGAAATAGAAGATAGAACAGAAGATATTTTAGAAGATAATGCAGAACAGCTTTAATAAAAAAGATGATTCATAAATTGTAGATGTTTTATGTAAAAACTTAGATAAAATTATATATAATTTTATATAAGTTTGTTTATGAATATATTTATTAATATTTTATTATTTTGTATAATATTATTTTTCTATATACATATTTATAATCATATTAAAACAAGCGATTATTTAGAAGTCTATGAGATTGATTCCCCATCTAAAGAAAAATTAGAAGAGTTATGTGAATTGAAACAACCTTTATTAATAAAAAATATGGATATATTAGATTATAATATAGATAAAAAATTTTTACTTGAAAATTATGGTTCATTTGATTTAAAAATACGAAGTAATGAAAAAAATGATATTTATTTACCAATCAAGTTAAATAAATTTATGGAATTAATTGATAAAGATATTTCTGGTACGTACATATCAGAAAATAATAATGAATTTTTAATTGAAACAACATTACAAAAAAATTTACAATTAAATGATGAATTATTTAGACCATATACTATTTTTTATAAAGATAATGATATAATAATTGGTTCTGTAAATGCATCAACAAAATTAGGATATAGTATAGATAGTCGTAATATTATATATTTACAATCTGGTTCTATTGAAATAATGCTTTGCCCTCCAAAAAATTATAAATATTTACATGTTGTTAATAATTATGAAGATTTTGATTTTTTTTCTAGTATAGATATAAACGCAATTGACGATAAATATCGTGAAGATTTTGATAAAATAAAGTTTTTAAAAATTGTTTTAACTCCTGGTAATATATTTTATATACCACCTCACTGGTTTTATAGTATAAAAATTTTAGAACCTGAAACTATTGTTTTTAGAAATAAATATAGAACATTTATAGGCAATATAGCAATACTACCAGAATTGTTTTTAAAATTTTTACAATCTAATAATTTGAAAATAAATTTTACTAAAATAATAAAATAATAAATTAATTCATTTTAATATATATATCAAAAACATATGTATTTATTTAAATTTTTTACTATTATTATTTTAATAATTATATACTATTTTTATTTATCATTTATTGATTGGTTTATTCATAAATATATAATGCATAATGATAATACTTTATTACAATCTTGGAGACAAGAGCACATAATACATCATAAAGAATTTAATAATGAAATAAAACAAACAAATAATTACATAGAATTTACTTTTAGCGAATCTATAATTATAGGTATTGTATCTGGAATAGTTATAATTTTTTTATTATTATTTTTTTACTTTAAATATAATTTTAATATAAAATATATTTTTTATGCTTTTATTTTACATATAACTTTTATTATTATAGGAGCTAGTATTCATAATTATTCGCATTCTTTATTTCATAAATCAACTGGTATTAGTGATTGTTACCGAATACAAATTCCAGAATTTTTTACAAATATATTACACGAACATCATTTACAACATCATAACAATTGTAAAAAAAATTTTTGCACAGTATTTTTAGGATTTGATAATATTATTGGTACCAATTATAAATGAAAATAAAAATATAAATTAATTAAATATAAAATTATTTAATTAATTTAAAATAATGTTAAAAAATTATAAAATTTTAAGTGAGATTTCAAGTGGAAATTTTAGTAATGTATATAAATGCTGTGATATAAAAACACAAAAATATTACGCTATTAAATCAGATAATACCAAATTATTAAAACATGAAGCAAATATATATAATAAATTGAGAGAAATTGAAAATATACCAAAAATTTATGATTTTTTTTGTCTTGATACTAAATATTTTTTGGTTTTAGATTTAATGTCATGTAATTTGATAGATTATAAAAATAGAAATTATGAAAGTGATAAATATACTGATAAGTTAATAATTATTATTACACAATTATTAACAACTATTGAAAAAATTCATAATAAATCAATAGTACATCGTGATTTAAAACCAAATAATATTTGTTTTGATAAAAATCATAAATTATTTGTAATTGATTTTGGTCTCTCTAAAGATTATATTGTTAATAATCAACATATTGAAAATAAAAAAATAAATAATATTATAGGGAGCAGTAATTTTTGTAGTTTAAATGTGCTTAATCTATTACAGCCATCTAGACGCGATGATATTGAATCAATTATTTATATTTTAATTTATTTATTGTTAAACGATAAAAATTATACTTTATTTAATAATTTATCTTTGGCTAATAAAAAGGATATATCAACCATAGAAAAAATATTAAGTTTAAATAATAATAATTATAAAAATAGTTTTGGAGAAAATTTTTGTAAAAATATTATATTAATATTGAATTATACAAGACGATTACGTTTTGATCAACAACCTAATTATAGCTATATTTTAAAACAATTAATAAATTAGCTTAGTTAAATAACTTGAAATTATATAAAATTAATTAGGTATAAATATGGGTTTTTTGCGAAAAATTATTTAATATAAATTTGGTTTGAAATTTGTTACATATTTGTAATAGTAAAGTTATATTATTATAATAATATGCATTATTATTATTGTTAATAATATTATTATTGACAAGTAAATTGGAGTCATTTATATACTGATTATTCAAAAATTCAATTGTATTTATTATATCTTGTGATAAACAATAAATGAATTTTACTTTATTGCAATCTAATATTTCATAGTATTTTTCTGATAAATAAATAGATCGTATAAAATTTTGTATATTATTAAATAAATTGTAAATATTATAATTTTGACTTATATAATTGATTTGATTTGTCATTTTTTTATTTAAAAATTTTTTATATAAATCTTTGTTTTCATTATTTAAATAATATTTTACTATTCTTTGGGTATCATGGTCTAATTTATAATAAATATTACTTAATATTCTTCTAGATTTATATCCTCTATATATTTTTTGTATTAAAATTATTTTATCTAATTTAATTAATAAAAAATGATTTTTACATAAATTAAATTTATTTATGTAAAAGTTATCTTTATTGGCTAATTTTTTACAAATTTTACATTTATTTTTTATCATTTAATATATATATAAAATAAAATATTTAAAGCTTTAAATGTTTTATTTTATATAATGAGTTCCGGTGTACTTGATACGAATCAGGGTAAAGTAAAATGGTTTAATAATAAGGCTGGTTATGGTTTTATTACTATTATTAATCCTAGTGATGAAAATTTAACAGATGTTTTTGTTCATCATTCTTCGCTCAATGTTTCTAGTGAAATATATAAATATTTAGTTCAGGGTGAGTATGTTGAATTTTTGGTTGAAAAAATTAAAAATAAATCACATGAATATCAGGCGTCAAAAGTAACTGGTATTGGCGGTGGAGATTTAATGTGTGAAACTAGATATAAAAATAAAGATGACAGGCGTCCTGAATTTTCAAAAACTAAACATCAAGATTAAAGTTTTTTTTAAACATTTTAAGATTTAAGTTTTTTTTAAACATTTTAAGATTTAAAAAATTACAATAAGTAACACTGTTGCAACAACTATAATTGAAATTAAATTTACAAAACAAAAAATAACAATCTTTTTTATTCTTTGATTGTTGGGTGTTACTATCTCGTTTTCAATATTATTATTATTTTCTATATCTATTATGGTGTAATTATTATTTTCTTTTATAATTTCAATAATATTATCTAATTCTTGGCTTTGTTGTTTACAATAAAAACATTTATTTATATCTTTATTCAATTCTTTATTTTTATATAAATTTGAACTTATCCAATTATACATACAAATTTTATGTATTTTAATATTACAGCAGGATAAATCAAACTTGTGATTTTCTTTTATTTCATCTAAACAAATAATACATTCATTCATCTATAAATAACTATATTTTATATAGTTATTTATATTTATAACTATTGATTTATTTTTTTTTATTGTATTTTTTTTTATTATATCTTTTTTTAGCTTTGATAAATGTTTTTGCTTTACCTAAATTATTTGTTATTTTAAATTTTCTTTTGCTATGAGATTTAGATGTCCCTGGTTCAGATACCGTAAATTTTCTTCGTGTCTGTGATTGTGTTTTATTTGATTGAACTTTTGGATCAGATTTATTATGAATAGTGAATCTTCCTATTTTTATATTTCCTGGTTTTAAATTCTCATGTTTTGCTAATTTAATGGGACCAATAAATTTATTATTTGCTATATAATTTTTATTTAATAATTCTTCTTTTAGAGGTGGTTTTGGAAAAAGTTTGTTAAAATTTTGCCGCGCTCTTTTTTCAAGATTTTCACTATGTCTAAATAAATCAGGAGATATATTAAATGTTTTTGTTCCTCGTTCATATCTATCATGTATATCAAGTGGTGGATACCTCGGCATTTTATTATATATATTATATATATTATATATATAATAATTTATTTAAGACCAAAAAAAAATATAATAAGTGTAGAAGCGGAAGAAGGAATGGAAAAAGAGTGCAGATTGTGTCAGGATTCAGAAGAAGAGATAGAGGTAGAGAAGGTGGAGATAGAAGAAAGATGGTAT